TTATTACCTCTTGTCCATTTCTGCTTATGTCATATAAATCATATCCAAAAAATGCTGCAGAAGATTTGTCAAATTGAAGTAAAGTATAATTTTCTAATGTGCCAGCAGTATTTGTTGTGCCCCAGTTATTAAAGTCTCCACCTATTCTTAGGCAATTATCAGAATCAACTTCGTAGTCTATAAAGTAATATGGTATATCATTTATAATAAGTATATAATTTTCTTTAAAGTTTTGAGTATCAATAAGTGTTGTATCTGGATTGTCAAAAGTAGGCCAAGAACCTGGCTTATAAACCTTCATGCCGTAATATGACAAACTGCCTATTGCATTATCGACTACCCTTTGTAATATTTTTCCTGAGAATGTGCCGCTTCCCGAATTCCATCCGCTGATAAAGAATGAAGCGGCATCTGTTGAATCAAGACTATAAAATTCGTATTGGGTTGAATCAGAATCTTTGTAAAAATAGGTTAAAGCACTTACAAAGTCAGAAATATCTACAATTCCCAACCCAACACTAGGTGTTACTTTTGCAATTAGTTCTACTGTATAAGTTCCATTAGTAGAAGTTAAAACGCCCTCATCAGAAGCATTTAACAATTCAAATTCAACTCCTGTAGCAGCTACATCACTAAGTGTTCCATCATTCTCTAAAGTAAAGATATTGTTTACAAAACTAAGAATGTTATATGTTGTATCAGTAGAAACTAGTTTTATTTTCCAGCAATTAGACGCATATCCATTTGATACATCCCACAAGGATTTAATATCATATTCGCTAAAGTCTATTGTGCTATCAAATATTTTATACATATTTGATTTTGTAATTACAAAAGAAGTATCACTGATTGTGATATTTGATATTCTAAATCCAAACGGAGAGTCATTAATAAGTTCTGGTAATGTCTCAACGATTTCAATATAATTTTTACTAGCGTTTGTTACAGTATATTCTCCAGAATATATATTTGGAGATAAAATTTCTAGAAGTGTGTTTGATGCTGTTTTAGTAATTCCAACTCTCTCAAAATTAATTTCTGAACAGAATAAATTGATATACTGATTGAAGAAACGAGTGGAACCAGTTTCTAAAGTAGTTTGAGTGGCCAAAGCATCTCTAAGTACTTCATTAATCCCTGTACCTTGGAACATAGATCTATTAAATAAAACTTGTGCCATACCAGCGATTACAAATTCAGAACCTCTGTATGTTAGTAACATCTTGATGTTTTCTTCTGGCGGCAAAACAAAGTCATGAAAAGTGCCTTGGAAATTCAAATTGTTTAAAGTTGCATGAAATGGTATATACTCATTGATTATATTGATGCATTCTGTAATCCTAAATGTTGATAAGTTATCTATTTCAACATCTAAATCAAAGTAAGGACTAATTGTAGATCTGCAAGGTTCAAGGAAATCTTTATCAATATCACATGGATTTGTGCTATCTCTTAAGCTTCCATTATACTCATCCATGTTGTATACATTTTCACTATAGGGAAATATTGTTCTTATTTTGCCAAATTTTACATCATTGTAAAATGGATTCTTTGTCGAAACAATTATGCTGAACATGGGATCAAGTTCAGAAATTAATCGTGTGTTCCAGTCCTTCTTTGGATAGTCAAAATATTTATCATTTCTTGAATCAGCTAAAGGCAAAGTAAGAATATAATCGTGTATGTCAATTTGATTTTGATTTTCAAATGGTTTTATTTGATATGTTATTTTTATATGGTCCCCATTGTTCAGCGGAGGGCCAACCCACACCATAGTGCTTACACCATTAGAGGTTGTAATTTTTATATTTGTTAATGGAGCAACTGAATAATCGTCATATCTTGTTCTATATTCAAGACTAAAATATGCATCAACAACTGAAAGTGATACTCTAGTCAATTCAAAAGAGTTGAGACCAGTATATTGGAAACTCTCAGTAAATACAAAATCTGAACCTGTAAGCCAAAGCTGGTCATACTTAAGAAGTCTTATATTTGCTTCAGATAGAGCATGTTGTAAAGCTCCCAGAGTACCTTTGCGTTTGAATTTTGGTATAGCTGTTTTTATTTGTCTGCGCCATAAAGTTGGATCATTCGTTCTTAGGTTGATTCCAAACAAATTTGCCAAGTAAACTAATAAAGGCTCCTGTACTACATTCGCATCCATCAAAAATTCCATTTGAAGTGCGAGATTTTCGAGTACTGTAAATCCTTGTGCAATAGATTTATTTAAATTGTTTATTGTTTCTACACTTATATCTTCTTTGGCATAGTTTAGTTTATACATTTCAGGAGTATAAACATCTAATAATTGTTCATACTTGTTTGCAGGCACTAAGTTGCTTGGATTTGTTACTTCGTTCTTTACATCACTACCAACGTAAAAGTGTATATAATCAGAAAGAGTATCAGACCCAAATTCTGGGGTCCATGTATAACACAAATAAAATTCGCCTTCTCGAACTGAACCATCTGGAGACCAAAGAAATCTAAATATGCCATTCTTTATAATTCCAACTGGATCTGACACTTTCTTTATTATTGAATTTGTGTTGTCTCCATATCTGCTCCAAATAGGATCAGAGTCGGATCCTGCTTTATAAACTACATCAGTTTCTGAATAATAAATTTGATTTGACACTATAGATGCATCAAGTTGATATTTCAAGTTTTGAGCAGCAATATAGTCTTCCTCGGTCTGTGTTTCTGCCCATTTTTGAAAAGCCTCTGCATATCTTCGTTGAATATTCAAATCATATTCTTGAACAATAGTAGATTGATTTTTTACTGCATTTAAGTTTCTTTCAACGAAATAAATTTTTATTGTATCAACTTTATATGGGTCAAAATTAAATGTGCCATCAGCTAATGGAGTTAAAAATGTAAATTGTATAATATTGTTTACATTTGTATTCTCAAAATAGTTTTTTACAAACTTGCCATCAATTATCTCACGTTGCGGCTCTGGTGGTCTCCCAGTAGTAGTAGATGTAGTCGTTGTAGTTGTCGGTGCTGGTGTAGTAGTCGTTGTAGGAGCCGGTGTAGTAGTCGTGGTTGTCGGTGCTGGTGTAGTAGTCGTAGTTGTCGGTTCTGGTGTAGTAGTCGTGGTTGTCGGTGCTGGTGTGGTAGTAGTGGTTGTCGGTTCTGGTGTAGTAGTCGTGGTTGTCGGTGCTGGTGTGGTAGTAGTGGTTGTCGGTTCTGGTGTAGTAGTCGTGGTTGTCGGTGCTGGTGTAGTAGTAGACGTAGTTGTAGTACTAGTTGTTGTCGTGGTATCAAGATTCAGAATATATTCTGTAATTAACATTTTTGCCTATAATTTATTGATAATTAAATGTTATTTTCGGAGTGCCAAAAGGTCTTATGATTTCAAAGTATCTTGCGGGTACTGTAACTTGATCTTGGCTTGAATCTATATTATGTAAAGTTATTGTATAACTTATTGGTTCTGCTATATTGTTCAAAGCCTTCAGAATATCAATATTTTTTAAATTTTGTCCATAATCCCAATTCTGCAAATTGAAAAACACTTCAAGGTTTCTTCTTATTTGCGATTCAACCTTATCTTGTTGTGACTTATAGAAATTGCTCATAACAACATCAATTATTACTTCAACATCAATTATTACTCCATCTTTCACACAAATACTATCAGTAAGCATTTTATAAGTATTTATATATTCAATAAATTCTGCTTTAAATTGAGAAGAAGATAGCTTCAAACCATCAATACCATCTCTAGTTAACACATAAATGTCTATAATATTAGCAGAGCAACCACTATGTCTTAAAGCAACAGTTGCTTTACCCATAGTGCCATTATATGGAGTATAAAATTGATTCGATAAAGTTTTGTAATCTTCTCCACTTACTGCTCTATTTTGTGATTTAAGATATGCTGGAAGTTTTCTTCTTATATCTTCTATAGTATCGCCAGAATAACCAAATTGACCTCTTGTATAATTTGTTAGGTTTACTACCACACTAAAAGGCTGATTTGGTACTTGAAACAATGCATCTACGCTTACAGCATTGCTTACTATATCACCTATAGGTCCGCCGCCAACACGATATACTACATTGATAGGAACATTTAAACCTGGTAGTAAGCCTGCTCTATTATTTCCAAATATAATACTTGCACTATAATTAGAATTATATGTTAGTATATATTCTTTTCTAGGCTGTGAATCTGTAAAAAAGTCCACTCTTGTCCATTTTTCACCTGCAACATAAACTCTTACAGAATCTTCTAAAACATTTATTGTTGACAGAGTGTAAGATTGATTTATAAGGCCGCTTCCTAAAAAACTATCTGTGATTGTTTGGCCTTCTAATCCAACCAAATTAGAGTTTACAAGCTTTCCTGCGGCAATTACAATTGGTTCATCGTACAAAGGACGATTATAATTATCAGCCGCAAAAATTTCATAATTTATTGGTGTATCACCGTTTGTTAATCTTATATCATAAGGTGTTTGTAAAGTAACATCTATTGTTTGAATAGAATTTATTCTTGCTGTCCATAAACATGATGAAGCTATTGGAGGTTGTGGCTTGAATCCAACTAAATTCGCTAATCTAAAAGCATTGTCAAGCTCTGTGACAGTATCAATAAATATTTCATTTGCTATTTGATCAATTTTAAATGAAAGTGTGTCGGCTATAAATGCCCAGTTTTCAATTAACATTAATGCAATACTTGACTCAACAAAATCATTAAATTTATCACCAAAATTTTGTTGAATAAATGTAATTAATCTTGATTTCATAGACCAGAAATCTTGATTTGTATAATTTAAATTTACTGGAGTTGGTCTATTAGGTATATTAACAATTTTATATGGATCAACATTAAATGGACAAGTATTAGGCATTCAATCCTCCATTCAGTGGCACCTGCAAAACTAAGCTTTGTATGCCCTGTATGTTGCTTAGAATGCTATATGTAAGTCTTATAAGTAAAATATGAGGGTTATTTTGATAATCTGGTATTGAATTTTTTAGCAACGTTTGGTTTCCAGTATCGCTATCAGTAATTACAAGACTTCTTACTACTATTCTTGGCTCCCAAGTTCTGATAGAATCAAGAATCATTTTTTTTGCTTGATCTAATAGAGGAACACTATTCTGTTCAAAAAGTAATCTTCTTAGTGGAGTGCCATAATTAGGCATCATCACTCGTTCTCCAGGATTTGTAAGAATCAATTGGAGAAGATCCCCTTTTATTCCAAGTTCTGTTCCAACCGTTCTAAACGCTCCTAATGGACTAGGAGTAATTGGATATGGTGCTGCTAAAAGTTCCATAACTTTATATAGTTACAATAATATTGTTATTCACCAGCATCTGGGCTATTTTCGCCTCCTACTTCAGGATTTTTTGGAATTACGCCAGTTGGGGAGATATTTTTCTCGGTAACAAATAAAGCTGTATTTTCATTGCTACAACTAACAAATACTCTATCGCTAGCTCTTAAATAGAAACTTGTGTTTCCATCTCCGTCTATTGTTGGATAAGCTAGTACTACTGGGAATATTCCTGGTCCTTTTTTTGTTTCGCCGGTTTCTTCATCCTCAAATTCATAATCTTCTCCAGCAAGTACATATGAAAGCTGTTTGCCCCAATTATAATCTAACGTTTGAGAAACTTTAATATGGGCTCCTTGATTTGTAATTGATGCATTGTCTTTAGAAACAAAAGTTACCTTGTTTCCATCATTGTCAACAACTTCTTCGTCAACTACTTTGAATCCAACTGCATTTATATCATCATCAGTTGTCACATTAACAAACGTTCCGCCAGTCCTTAGAACAACTTGCCCCGGACCCTCTGCTCTCTCAACAAACATCATCAAATGGGGGCCTCTTTCTACATTATCTTTTTGAGGACTTATGATTCTGATGTATTGATTCTGGGTTTCTTCTTGGCTATTAGCATCTACCATTTCTAGCGTTAAGCCATATCCAGTACGCATCATAATAAATGCATCTGATGCTTTTGGTTCAGTATTTGGATTTGATTTTCTGGCCTCTATACTTCTTTTATTGCCACTATCGCATAAAATAATTGTATTTTTGCTGGTGCTTTCTAAAGTAATTCCTTGGTTTTGTGTTGCTATTCCTTGTTCATCTACAGTATCATCACACAAAAATATGCGATTTCCCAAAGCAGATTGCAACTTTATTCCATTTTTTTCCCCACGCACTTTAGAATCTTTTTCTATATCATTCATTTCTATCAAATGACCAGTAGATGATTTCCAATAACTTCTTCCCATAAATTTATCGCTACAACCATAGCTGAATTCTTCTAAACTTCTATGCCAATTCATTTCTCCAGTTGGATATTCAACTGAATCATCCATAACAAAAGTATGTCCAGAAATAGACAGTATTTGAACTCCAGTTTGTGGTAAATCACATTTATTATTTTCAGGAGTTTGTGGCCCTCTGTATGGCCTACATTCACTCTTGTGTTTAAAAAATGGATTTGCTCCAATTTGCTCATCTTTTCCTTGAAAATCTGGAGCATAACTTGTATCTGCATATTCTAATTCATTTCCAACACATAAAAACTTTTCATGTTCTGGTATTTTGGTTGGATCAAATGTTAAAATAGGAGCAGATCCTTCTCGAATCTCGTTTGTTGTGATTTCAGATCCTTTGGCGTTAAAATCTGGATTTGGAACATCTTTATTGCAGCTTACATCTCCAGGTTTCGGCCCAGGGCAAGATGGATGTGCCCATTGGCCGCAATAGTGAAAAGGATCATCTTTGAATATCATCCAATTTCCATTTCCGGACATAATTTCAAGTCTTTTCCATCTTCTATTACATTTTGCATCACCATCTACCATTTTAACCATATGTTTTTCTGGAGTTTTGAATCCATATATGTTTGGGTAAGTTATTCTTTTTTGTGCATTTTCATCGTATTCTATTTCTTTAATACTATCAATATCAAAACCATTGTAATTTTCTGTATTCCAAGGAGGCAAATCTTGTGTTCCATCATCTGCACCTACTAAATATCCATCTCTTTTATTCTGTGAATATATTGCTTCATACTCTACTACTGGATATCCAAATGGAGATTTACCATCTTCGGTTTGATTTCTCTTTCTAGACCATGTAGTACCCATGTAATAGGCACTTCTTCTATAGCCAACCTCAAAACTTATTATTATTGTGCTTCCTGCAGGGGGAACCCACGTCATTCCAGAATCATCAAAACCTCCCATAGATGATATTGGATAGGCATATGGCAAAGCCTGCCAATTTATATCCGGCTTGTGTAATATTGGAGAGAAAAATTTAACTCTATTTTGTTTATAATAATCTATAGTGCTAACACATAGGCAAGAGTACAATCCAATTAAATTTTTCTTTTTACTATCATCTGAAATTATATCAGTAGTCGAAGATAATCTTGCCTCTAATGTTTGGACTTTTTGCTGCAGTCTTTTGGTAAGTTTTTTTAAACCTCTAATTGCCTGTTTTTGATTGGAGTACATTTTATTCTTATCCTTCTTGCTGTGCCAATTTTGATATTTCTAACATAGTTGTAAAACGTCCATCTTCAGTTATTTCGTGACTAACTGAGTTTATCGTCCACTGTTTGCCACTTATGTAATTATTGACAGAATTTTCTGTTATTAAATAATCGCAACCAGCATCTCCTACTCCTGTAGATGCTCTTCTTGGTGCTGCACTATTCCCAATAGTATGTCCAACACTAAACGCTTCTAAATATATAATTGATATTGTTTGGCCTAAAACAGCCCAACAATTTACATACCAAGGATCTCCAATAAGAGTCATAGTAGCAGATAATTTTGCTGGCGATTCATATATTTGACTAGCTTTGCTATTTTTGAAAATAGCATCAGTTTCTGCAGCATTTGCAGTACTAGGGGCTCTGTAGTTTGTTACATCTGCAGGTATGGGTATGAAAGTTTCCACGCCATATGCTTTTTTGCCAGGTTCTGGTTCAACTTTATCGCCGTCAACTATTTGTGTTCCTGTAGGATTGGGGCCTGATCCGCCAATAGCTTGAATTGATTTGATGTTTACTTGTATGTCAAATCCTAAAACTGGCGAGGCGGAGCCGCCATTAATCACATATGTGGCTATAGGAGGAGGAACGCAATCAGTGGCCTGAGTCCCTTGATCTTTAGTAAAATTATCTTCTACTATGTAAAGGTATGGTCTATTGCTTCTTGCGTCTAAGGTAAATACCATTCCGTTGCCTTCAGAAGTTACAACTCCATTTGCATAACTTCTAATAACATCCATAGAATTTTGATTATTTGCCATGTAAACATTTAATGGTCCTTTTGCTCCTCCTGCACTTGGAGCAAATTTGAAAGCTCTCAAAACTCTACCTTGTGCAGATGCTGCACCATTTGGAGTTTGCGAAGCATTTCTTGTATCACTTACTGCAATTTTTGCAAAATGAGATTTATCATCTTTTTTTACTCCGCATTCTTGCATTAACTGATCTACAGCTTCAGAAAAATGTACTTTATTTGCATCTGTTCCTGGTGTATCTTTATCAGACCTTAGATTTTCATCCCTTTTTATGACATATGTTACATCATTTAGTTCTATTTTGTATAGCCACAAGCCATTAGAATTATTTATATCAATGCTTCTTATAAGGAGATTTAATTCTACGTCTCCAGCATCTACAGGCAAATCACGTGGATCTTCAGGATCAGGCAGATATGTAATATTTTGTGTATATCTTAGATCATATTTTTTAACATTGCCACTTATGTCTTGATATACCCAGCCATAATTTACTTTAACTGCATAATCTGGATAATTTTGCATTTCCGCACATGTATCAGGAATGCTTCGTATAAATTGAGTAAAAGCGCCTCCATTACTATCGCATACAACTATTTCTACACTTGCTTTATTTGTAAAACCGTATCTAAAAGATTTTATGAATGGTCTATCTATAGCAGTTATTCTTGTCGCTGGCTTTCCGTATAAGTTTGTGTTGTTGCCGCCATTTGATGTTCCTTGTTGAAATTCTAAATATGATTTATTTCCTATTGTAATTCTTTTTGCTGGACCTGTATTTTCAAGAAATCTTTTTTTGTTTATAGTCATAGTGACAAAGCCAGTTTTTACAACAGAGTCACTTGGGTATGGCAATAAAAGTGGAGTACCTCTGCATGTGTAGTTATCTAATACTTTTTTAGGAAATTGAAAGAATTTTGCCATTATATAATACCTGTAAAATTAGGAAGTCTTATTACAGTTCCTTGTCTAAATTCATATACATCAGACATCAGATTGTACTCCATAATTTTCCACCAATAGTCTGGTGTCCCATAAAACTTATTACTAACTAAATCTGGTCTATAATTCAAAGGTTTAGGAATTTCAAAAAATTTATCATTTTCAAATTCTTGTACAATTCTTCTTCTATAGGTTCCATAGGTAATTTTTTTATCATCTCCATAATAATATAATTGAGAATTTAAGTATCTGCTAGTGCTTGTTGTAAAATTGGTAGAATTAAATAAATTTACTTTTTCAATATAATTTGCCATTTTATGCTCCGTAAGATGCTATGCGCTCTGCACCTGGTAAATTGTCTGTAGCATATACAACCTCAAAAGCTAAAGAAACTTCAAATTTGTAAGGTATATATCCTAAATCAGACCAAGGAACATCTTTGGGGAATTTTACACTACAGCTTTTACAAATTACACAAAGTTCCTGACTTGCTCTTGGTACATTAGTAAAATAGTTATTTATTATTGGATCATTATATTCGTCAACACCATTTGCTAATAAATCACCACATCTTATATAGCAAAGTGGCGGTGGTGCATAAGGAAATTCTACTCCAGCATTATCCCGAGGATATGTTGCAGCTTGTAATAGTCTCAAATGTTTTAAGTTCGCCTCTAACATTTCTCTACTATTCGCAACAAATGTTACATTCCATGAAATCGTTCTATTTGTGCCACTTCCAAATGTTTTTACCGGCATTGATCTTCCTATGCCAGTTTCTTCGCCATATGACGCTTCATGACTGTCAGATATATCGGGCAAAGTATACATTTGTATTTTGTTACTAAGAGAGCTTCCTACCCTTATATAACAATCATAAAGTGGTTGTAATTCAATTCCTTGTGATGCTAATGACATTATAGGTTCCTTACTGCGCTACCATTTATCAACCCGTAATTACACATTGAATCAATTGGATTAGAAGTATTGCCAATGTATTCGGGGCTATCTCCATCAGAAAATTCTTCGTTCGATCTCTTGGCTTGTACTACCAATTCATCCAATTTTGATATCATACTTTTCAAACTTTCTCTACTTTCGTCTGTATTTTCAGTAATTTCTTTAAACAATTCTAAATTAGTTCTATGTTGCATTACTGATAATTGTATTCCCTTATCAAAATCTTGCTGATAGGAAGCAGATTTTACAGGCCCATTTTCAGATGGAGCAACATTTGCTAATTGACTTGCTGCCATTATCGGTTTTGCAAGACTATTGCTAAACGCCCCAGCACTATCTGAAAGAACGCTAGAAACATCAGCCGGAAGAACAATTTCCCCAGCATGTAAAAAAGCTAATCCAGATTTTTTGATAAATTCAGAACCAACTTGATAGGTAGGAATTTCGGTTCCAGGCGGAATCGCAACTTTCATTAACCGCCCATTTTGGTCTTTGTAAAGATTATTATTTGAATCAAGATAAACGGTTCCCCATGTTGAGCCATATTTTTTCACATTAACTAGTTTTCCATCAATATTTGCCTCCACCGGCAGGCCACCAGCTTTAAAAGTTAAAGGTTTTGCAGGAGCAGGTGCTGGGGCGGCAGTTGAAGGCGTTGGGGGTCCGGGTTTAATTGCCCCAGCGGCTGCTTGCTGTGTGGGTGTAGTTGTAGCTGTTGCTGCTGGGGCTGCTGCCGTTGCTTGCTGTGTAGGTGTCGGTGCAGGAGTTGCAGCAGCGCCTGCACTAGCTTGTGCTTGTTGTGTTGGACTTGCTGTGCCTTGTTTTTTTCTTTCTTCAAGTGCTTTTGCTTGTCCTTTTTCTAATTCTAACATTTTGTCTTTTACACGAAGTTCAACTTCTGCTTTATATGCCGCTTGATATTCTGGCGTGTTTTCAGATACTCCGCCAGGAGAAAACAATCTTTCGCTATATCCTAATTGCCCGCTAGCTTCTCTTTCCTGCCTTGCTTTTTTACGAGCAGCTAAATCTACAGAATCCATTATTGCTTTATTGTCTAATACAGCCTGTCTTGCCATAGCTTCATTGTATCCTGCCTTGACAGTGCCATCTTCTTCTTTTTTTCCTTGATATGCTTCTTTTATTTTCTCATCAGAGGCTTCCATTAAATTAGCAGGAGCATTTGCTCTTGTTTCTGCGGCTTCTGCCATTGCTTCTTCTTTTTTCTTTTCTTGTTCCTCAAGGTGAGCAGGCTTAGTCCATCCTAGCCAATCTGTCCACTCTTTAAGTTTGCTTATAATTCCTTTAACAAAATTAGAAAATGCATCTGCTACAACCTTTATGCCATTTTTAAATGCTTCCACACCTTTGTCGCCAAAAAAGAATTTGATTATTCCTTTGAATGCATCTTTTACAATGTCATAAAGACTACCTGTCCATCCTGTCAGCCAATTTATAATTGCGGTGAATGGTGAAAGTACAATTTCATAAATTCCCATGAAAATATTTCCGATTCCCCTTAAAATATCACCAGTAAAGAATTGTTTTATACCAGTAAATATTGAACTAAATCCAAT